TACTCTGTACCTGTCTCATAAGCTGTGCAAAGCTTGCCTATATGAATGTCAGCCGGGTCTATAATTAATAGGTGACCATCTTTTGATTTCTTGCGTTTAATGGTTGGATACTTTGGAGCGTAATCTCTAAACTCTTCTAGCAGCTCCTCGCGCATTGCTTCAATCCCTATTTGCTCCGGTGTCTTATAGCTAGGGTTTTTAAAATATAGACTAGCGTCATCTGACTTAATCCATCCAGAGCGAACAGAGTCAACATCTAGTCCTGCCTTCTCTGCCTCTTCTTTAATACGTCTAAATTGTTCTAACATTCCAACCTCATCCGGTTGCAATCTGTAGCGTCTTGAGCTCGCAGAGTCGTCCTGTCTTTCGTGAGCTGGTTTGTTAGTTCTTGAATCTCTTCTTTTCATAAAAAAAATAAATTGTAATTGTTAATAATATTGCAAGTATAAACAATATATTTCTATTCCTAGCTATTTTTATATCTTTTTTTATTTCTAAGCCTTCGTTTTTGACCTTTTTTAACTCTATTTTATAGTCTCTTTTATCTTCTGTTTTCTCTTTTCTATACTCTCTGCGCTTGTCCTGTCGTGTTATGTAGCGAATTTCTCCCTCCTTAGTTATTACCTTTTCAATGACCTTAATTATTTCTATATAAACTGTGTCGTTTTTAATATAATTACTATCAGATATTAGTATTATCTCATTTGTATCTGTGTAAATTTGCATATCAGCACCCTTTTTAATAGCTTTGTTTGTGTGTTTCTTAGCTTTATTAATATGGAACTGAGGACTACATGAAGCTGTTAGCAACATTACTATTATTATGTACTTCATAAGATGTATTATTTAGAGTTATTATTCTTTTTGATGGACTCGTATATATTGCCACCGGCTAGGAATGATAGAAATGTTAAAAGTTCAGCTAGCACGAACTCAAAGTTTTCGTGATTCGTATATATAAAGCACAGAGGTGCAACTATCAGGAAAGTCAAAGATAGTAACACCGTCCTTTTTGAGCTGTTCTTAATTATCCTTCTCAGAATTCTTATTATCTGCTTCTTCATCTATCTTATTAGTCTTTATTTTATTATCTAGTATCTGGCCTTTAATTCTGTAAAATAAGAATATCATACCTAATAGCACCATGGTTAACTGTAGTGCGTTGTTTACATCTTCAAAGGTGACCATTTCATAGACCTTAAAAAAAGCCGTCAATGCTATTGTTAATATACCTCCTGCGTTTGCTTCTGCTGCTTCCATTTTTTTGTTTCCTATCATGGCGTCACAATATGCTGTGAAAGTCCCTCAATAGCTTTATTTAATAAGTTAGTACTTCCCTCATAATTCAAATTTGAGGCTGTTATGTTGTTTAATCTAACTCCGTACAGTTTAGCGTCTGATGTCTCTAAAGTTACCTCTAATGATATTTCCGTAGTGGATGCGTGTATCATAATGGCGTCCTCGTTTACTGTTATTGTAGGGTCTGTGATTTCTGCGTTAAATTGTTCAAATTTATATGTTGGCATGTTGTTTGTTTTTTATGTTAATACTGTACCTGTAACTGTGAATTCTCTTACCGGGATTGAATATATAGCAGTCTGTGTTTTGGCTACGTATTTAGTCTGACCATATGCAGCCTCAAAATACCACGCGTTAATAGTCGCACCACTTGCTAAGGAAGTAGACGACCATAAATTCCTATACTGTATGCCCATAAGATTGAAGGGATAGTAGTCTATAGGATAATAAGCGTAATTAAAGTTAGTTATATTTTGTAGTTCTTTAATATTTGGCAATCTCCATCCTGACGTAAATGTACCATCTGAATATGCTAGGGCGTCATCTATAGCGTCATTCCAATTCGAGCCACTAGTCCCACCATTAGAATAACCTCCATAACCCAAAACAGTTGTACCGTCAAAAGTTGACCAATCTATAATAGTGTTACCCGGAAAGCTTAAATAACTACCTGTTGTTCCTGACCATCTATCTACATTGCCAAATGGGTTGGCTGTGGTCATCTCATCGAAATTAACATCTCTACCGACTTGCAAATCTCCGTCGTCTCCGGTTCTCTGTGAAGTTAATAATCCGGTTCTTAATACTTTAGCCCCTGAAGAACTTGAGCCTCCACCTGCTGCTTGCGCTTTTAAATAATACTCTAAATTAGCCATTTTTAAGATTTTGTAGCATTTAGTTTAATAACAGAGGCAGTAGAAACAGTGACTTTAATGTCCTGTCCTGCTGTTATGTTTCCTCCTAGCGTATAGGCTGAGGATGCAACCTCTAGCGTAGTAGTTGGACTGTTTAGTATATCCTCCACTGCTATGATTTTCATGTCGTAAGGTGCATAAAAAGTAAGCTCTTGAGCATCTACAAGCTCGCAAATAAATGAAGGCTCAGGCACTATGAAAGACTCTAGAGCGCTTATCGCCAACTGTCTAGTTTCACTTCCCTGTACAATTGCTATCGGTTCAGTCCCTGCTATTGCTGTAGCTAGTGGTAAATTGCTTATTCTACTGTTTGCCATTTTTCTTAATTTTATTTATTGCTTTTCTAAGCTTTATAATGTTCTCTGTCTTAACCCTATATCTCGCCATTACAAGAACCAATTTGTAAAGTTTATGTTTTTCTCTGGGTGCATATCTCCATTACTATTAGAATTATATTCTGGAAACAGAGTAGAATTATTACACATGTAATCTTGGTATCTTTGCGCATAATGTTGCGCTATAGAAAGCTCTTTGTTTACTAGATAATCAATATCTGATTTCGCAGCAGTTTGTGAATTCTCAGCATTATGTTTATAAATGCCCTTGTTAGCTATTGTGACGCTCCCAAATGGCAAATAATGCACCATCGCATAGTGTATAAGAATGGGCTTTATATAATCCTTTACAAGGCTTAAATATTGACCTGTTAAAGTTCCTGCTATAATGTCGTCATTTATTTTGTTATATAGGTCCGTACCTAGCAATGCCTGAATCTCTATATCCTGTGCAATCTTAACAAAGTTTATTATTTTGTCAGGGTCTACCGAGCCGTTAACCGAGGTGTGTTTCTTTATATCTGATATACTTACGAATAATGCCTGTGTCATTGTTTTAGTTTTTTATTGTGCGTCTGATGGTTTGTTTGGATTGTTTGGATGATATCCTTTGTGTGCCATATTTCTCGGCATTATATTGCCTTCCCAATCCTGTTTTGGGTTATATCCTTCTTTTTTAGCTTGCCCTGTTGTTGTTCTAGGAGCTAGTGGACTATTAGCGTCAACAGTCCTCGATGTGCTTCGGAACGTAATCCGAGTCCAATAATGGCTACATCTTGGGCCTCCCTTATATTTGAAGATATCATACTTATCTCTAGAACCTTCAGGTCCAAATCCCGGATTAACAGGTTGCTTACTCATCGCTGTGATATCTTCACGTCTATATACTTTGCCTAGTGCCATCATTTTATTACAGAATTCTCTTTGCCCTGATGTTGACCCTGTGTATTTATACCGAACTTTATAAAAGACGCCATCTATTTCTTTGTCCATTGCGCTCTGAGTGTTAGGTCTGGCTGTTCCTGTAGTCGCAAAGTTTACCACTGCATCCTTTACCTTTTCAGTAACTGATTTACCGAAGTTATTAAACTCCATGTTCAATGAATCCTCAGTATCGTAATCTACAGGTCTAGAATCTATAACCTCCCACTCATCAGTCTCTTCTTCTCCGAAAGATTCTAAGATAGCTGATAGTTTAGTATCTGCCTCTTTTACCTCATCTTGTACTTCCTCTCTAGTGTGTAAATAGTTAAGGTCCTCAAAGTATAGTTTCAAGGATATTCCGTTAAATGCTAGTATTTCATCAATTGCATCTATTAGAAGTTCCTGATGTGGTTTAACTGTTTGATTGTAGAAGAACTTTGTAGCTACCTCTATCTCATCTCCATTAGAACTGAACCCACTCGCCTCAGTAGTTATTCCTACAATCATAGGACTCACAACATTATGGTTGTTTAGTATTTTAGCCTGAGCCTCTTTTGATAAATATTCGTAATGTGTGGCCGCATTATCTAGAGAGATGTCATCTATAGTTGTTTTCTCTTCTGCTGAATCATTAAAAGCCACGATAACCTTATCACCTTGTGAACCTGTTAGCTGTCCTTTTACTTTGTTGGCTATCAGTCTCTTCTGTTCCTCCGTTGGATTTCCCGAATTAAAGTTGATTATCTTAGTCCCCGAAAACGAATTTAGGGTATCATTGATAAGGAACTTAGATATCTCCTCCTCTAGAACTGCGTAAGGGATAGCCGCCTGATAATCTACCTCTGAGAAGTATTTAAGGTCAATAGAATCTTTACCGTAAACTAGGAACTCTATTCTCTCCTTTGAAGTTCCGAAAGCTGGAATTCTCTTAGGTGGAAACTTTTTAGTCTCTTCCCAATTATCAGAGTAGTAATAAGCCTCTATTTCTCCATCTTCGTTACATTTAGCTGGGCGAACGTGTTTAGTCTTTACAGCCTCAACTCTTACGACCTTGGTGTGCTTTTCGTCAAAAATACATTGTATCACCCCACACCCTAGCATGTATTCATTGAATCCTAAAGCTCTCAAAGTTTTCGGTTTGAATAATGCCTTCATATGTGCGAATTCGCTAGGCTTTTTAGAAGCATCTAAAGCTCCTAAACCTTTACCATATATCAGTCTAGATACGTTATTGATAATTGAGTTAGAAGTCACACTGTTTTTATATCTATCAATTAAGAAATCATAGTGCAGGTTGTCGTCACCGTACTCAATCCAATCATTTTTTCCATCCTCTATGATTGCAGGCTGTGAGTAAGTTGATAAATTTAAGATATGTATATTCTCTTTGTTCTCCATTAGTCTAATATTACAAATTCATTTGTGCTTGTTTGCTCGGTATAGGTATTTTTATTTACTGTGTAATCCTTTACTTGCTGATTAGTGCAAAAAATACGACCTTTAAATACTATATCTGTACCGTTATATACGTTTAAAGTGTAAAAGTTGTTTTCTTTAATATCCAGAATAGCTGATATCTCTAAAAAGTACCGGTCTATTAAAGGCGTTACATCTACAGATTCTGATGTACCCTCTGCTGAATTCACAACCTCTATTCTATCGCATTCCATAGCTCTCGGAATAATCTTAAAAGTCTGTGTAAGTATGGATTCCTTTAGTATTATCATACTATAAAGACCGTAAAAATAAGATATTGTTTCATAAACCAAAAGAGGCCCTACAATAAATGCAGAGCCTCTCAAGGTATTGGTTAATCCGGTGTTAGTTAATTACTAATCCTGCCGTAATTAATCCTGCTTCGTCAGTAGCGTTTAAGAAATTCGCAGGCAATTTTTCCATTGCTGTGAATGTTAAATTGTAACCTGAAGCGTCTGCAAATGCAGCCCCTGTTGAGATAGTACCTCCAGAAACATCAGCACCATGCTCGAGTCCACAATAGAAGAAGTTTCCATTGTTATCTTCTACTACGATATGAGGACGTCCGTAAGCCAATAATTTAACTTCTTTATGAGTAGCTAAATCCTGCTTTTTAAGAGAAACGTTAAGAACCTGCTCGAAGTAAGTAGTACCGTTATCTCTTGAAGAAACGATATTCTGCTCAAAAGATGAAGTACCTTTCAATTCATACTTGTAAGATTGTACAGATGAACCGATAGTATCAATTACATCCTCATTTGATGAATTGTAAACAATTCCAGAAATTGGAGCGTCTCCATAAGTAATGAAGTACAAGTTGTTAAGTCCTCCGACAGAGTCCTTACAAGATTCTACTCGTCCGGTTGTTAGTGTATCACATGCCATTTTTTTTAAGTGTTT